GTCAGGGATGTTGACGCCACCGCGACCACCGCGCAGCACGCTCGCGGTGGCGAAGATCGCGCGCGGGACGGCCATCAATCGGCCGTCGACCACGTCCGCGATCGGCAACTTGTAGGAGCCGAAGTTCTCCGGCGCCGACGCGTCGTACCACAGGAACGCCCGGCGGAAGGACTCGCTCGGGTCCTCCATGGAACCGGTCGCCTCGCGGACGCGACCCTCCGCAGCGTCCCGGTCCCAGGGCCGCTCGCGTGACGCCAGTGGCAGGTCCTGGAAGGGCACGACGGCCTTGATCGCCGTCACCTGCGCCTCCGGGTTCATCGGGATGGTGACCAGGGACGTCTCGAAGAGTTCGGCCTCCTCGATCACGCGGATGTCCTCCTCGAAACGCCGACGCGTCGCGATGTAGCCGATGGACATGTCCGAGACGCCGCCGGCGCGCATCTGGGGCATCACGCGACCGGCCACGAGCGTGTCGTTCTTCGGAAGGATGCCGGTAACGAAGAGACCCTTATCGTCTTCCCGCATCTCGACGAAGGAGCCAATCGGGCTGCTCCAGTCGTGCTGCCAAAGCACTTTCATGAGGGACCGCAACTCAGGGCGGCCGGGAACAGGCCTCGACCGCTTGCGAAGGTCGTCGATCGTCCTGGTAAATGCCCCTGGCTCAATGACGTCGTTGCCCAAATCAACATTTGAGAATGTTGATGCATATCCCGAGAATTTGAAGTAGTCGGGGTCCTCATCGTCGATCTGCTTGATTTCGAGGTCGCAGGTGAACTGCTTCTTCTCGGCTTCCAGCATCGCGGACGCCTCCTGGTTGATGCGCGCGCCGGCGGAGTGGTCGTGACCCTCTTCCTCGAAGATCACGATGTTTCCTTCCTCGTCCTTCACCCAGCGATGCGTGTGGCCGCCCGGCTCGTCCTCGGGCGCGCTGGTCATGCCGCCACTCATGTCATCGTCGTAAGTATGCGTGTGGCGATCTTCGCCGCCGGGGCCGGTTCGGCGCAGTGCTTTTCGAGCCATACTCTTTGGGCCTCAGATCTTGGACGAGAGGTTGCAACGTCATTTTGCCACGAGTTTGTACCCGGGGACAACTATGGGGACTCAGAAGGGAAAATCGGCATGAAGGAAAAAAAGTGTTTTGTCCTTCATGCCGCCCTCTTCATCTCCTCGCGCCACTCCTTGGTATCCAGCAATAGTTGCCTCTGGCGCAGGAACATGACACCGGCCGTCGTCCGGCTGAACCTGTAGAGGGCACTGCACCGACACCCAAGAATCTCTTCCAACGAAGCCCCGAGTCCGCGGTCAGTCGGGAACCTAAGTCGCGAGTTACCCACAACGAAGATCCCACTCTCGGGGCTCGTCGTCCCGTTAGCGGCGACGTGGGTCGGCCGTACGCGGTCATCACCAACAGTGACCCAAGTTTTTGTGACGACCCTGGGCGCCACGTCGGGCCTGGCTGGTATCGCTAACCTGTCCTGCAGGGGAACGGGGGCGCGTCCCGCCAGGACCTGCGCCTCCACGAGCTTGGCCGCTTCAGCACCCTCCTGGGTCTCGTTGCGCGCGATCGTCGGTACCCGTGCCCGGAACAGGCGGGAGAGGAAGGTCGCTGCTAGGGCAGCCACGGAACGCGAGTCGGTCGACTCTCCCTGCTCGGTCAACTGCATGCGCGCCTGCCCCAGCGCGACGTCCATCTGGCGCTCGTTCGTGTCGACCAGGGTCGAGGCACGCTCGGACACGACGTCCTCCCGCAGGACCATCAGGGCGAACGCGATCAACTCGTCGATGCCCTCCTCGTCGTCTTCCTGCTTCAGTTCGAGTTCCTCGAACAATTCCTTGTTCTGTTCCCGGAAAGTGTTCGAGAACGTGTCGTAGACCTTGCGAAGGTGGCTGTTTAGGACGAGTTCGAACTGGCGCAACTGCGCCGACCGGTCGGGCTTGCTCCCTGTCACCGCGTACGAGTTCCGGAAGTCGCGCGCCGTCCTGGTGAAGAGGCCGCCCAGGTCACGCGCGAAGGCGCGCTCCAGGCGCAGCTTCTCCGCGAGTTCGCCGACGAGGGCCTCGCGCTGCTTCTTGGTGAGGCCCAGACCGTCCAGGGGAACGATCTGCTTTGTCCCCGGGGTCAAGTCACCGCTGCACCCGCACGCCATGTTCACTCACTCGCCCACGCTTCCAGGGCAGACGCGATCTCCCGGAGTTGCCGGGACAGCGTCAAGGTCGGGACGTTGTATGGCAGCGTCGCGAGGACGGCGTCCCGAGTCGAGAAATCGCGGGCCTCGGCGGCCAGACTCAGTAGATCGATGTCCGACACGCCACTGACGTCGCGCCTGTCTAGGAGGCCAGCCTGCTTGCGCTGCAGGAGTCCCCACACGGTGGCCATCAGTCATCGTCCTCATCAGTTTGTTGCTCCTGAGCCAGGAGTCGTCTAGCTTCCTCCTCCACGGTCGTCGTGTTGTCTTCCGTGAAGAGGTCCCTGCCCATGGGCACCAGGGTGGCCGGTTGATAAACAAAGTCCCCTTCCGGCCCGAGCGGCTCGCGGTTGGGGAGCATCTCGCGAAGCTCGTTCGGCGTCTCCAGGTTCAGTTCCTTGCGCTTCTGGATCTGCTCCAGTCGGCGCTCCACGAGCGCCTGTATCTTTTCCGGGTTGAACGTGATCCGAAAATCGGATGGGTCCAGGCGGAAGCGCGGCACGAGCAGCCTGGACATGCCCTCCGCGATCCGGCCGAAAGCTGGAATCACGGCGCGGTCGTAGAGCATCCGCACCCCGGCCTCGACGTTGTTGAACGTGGCCGCGTCCGTCATGACCAGCGGCAGCGGGATCTTGTAGCGGTTCATCACCGCCTTGAAGGCGACCTGGTCCAGGTTCAGGAAATCCATGTCCTTGTTGGTCTTGCCGAACTCCTGCAACTCCATGTCGCCGTCCGAGATCACGGCTATCTTTCCGGCATTGTCGGCCCCGCCCATCTGTTCCTGGATCGACTGGTGCCGCTCGTTGTGCTGGTCCTGGAACATGGTGTCCTTGAAGATCGCCACGAGGCTGAGCCGGCCGCCCCGCTCCAGGATCGCCAGGTTGTGGTGGCGCTGCCTGATCTGTTGACGCACCTCCAGGGCGATCGCCTCCAGCGGCGAGTCGCTGGTGCCGACGTTGCCGCGCGACCGGTTCTTCCTGATGTGGTAGATCTCCATCAGGTTGCCGTTGAGGTAGCGCGTCCGCCTCACGTCTCCCGCCACGCGCCGGCGCGTGCCCTCGTCCCGCACGTACTTTCCTCGCACGATGCCTTCGAGGACCTTGTACTCGTCTGGGTACTTGTCCTTCTTGTTGACCTTGACTTCCACGTCGGACGCGCGTACGGCGTACAGCGCGGACGGCGGCTGGTTCGCGTTGCCCACGGCGACGAAGTAGGCGTCGTGGTTGAGCAGCCAGTCCTGGGTCAACTGGCCGATGAACTGCATGTAGGTGTCGTGCGGGTTCGGGTTCTTCAGGAGGTCGAGGATCTCGTGGTCCTCGTCGAGCTTCGAGTCCGGCATCTCGATCACCGGCCGGATCATCTCGACCTCGTCGCCGACCGTGTCCACCGCCGTGGCGATCGACGAGTTGCTCTGGTAGAAGCCGTCGGCGCGCTTCGCGCTGAAGGAGCGGCCGTGCCCGAGCAAGAACTCCTGGAACGATCCTTGGCCGAGTTCCGTGCTCGGGTAGTAGGGCGTGATCGAAGACTTTCGACCGGTGTCCGCGTGCTGGGATCGCGCCGCGCCGGCCTGGACCCGTTCCCCGCCGGCCCAACGGGGAATGAACGACTTGATGTCCATGGCCTACCCTTCCTCGCCCTCTTCGTCCACGATCTCGTCCTTCGGCAGCTTCGCGACGTAGAACCCACCCCTGCGCCGGATCGTCTCCAGCGCGTAGCGGAGCGCGGAGATCAAGTGGTCCGCGTTATCGGGGTCGAGTTTGTCGAGCACATCTCCAGTTTGAGGGTCAACCTTGTAGCTGAAGTTGGTCAACTCGTACTGTGTGTGCAAGCACCGCGGATGCACCACGATATCATAGTCCCGCAAGAACGCGATACCCTCAGGTTCACTCTCCCGGCCCTTCTTAGCCGCCACACAGTTAAACTTCAAGCCACGCATGTGCGAGATGAGATCTGGACGATTATTGTCTGAGATGATCTTCCAACCCAATCCGCGGGATTCAGGTACCGTCTCAAACAGGGCCGGAATGGCGCTAATCTGACACTCTGCCTTGTACGCTTCGTAATCGACGAACAGCGTGGCCCGGCCGCCACGATCCATCGCGAAACACCGGATCAAGGCAGTCTGGTCACGGAAACCCCAGTCGGCCCCGTAGTAGTACACCACGCCCTCAGGTGCCGTGAACTCTTCGACAGACCAGCGCCGGAACACGGTCGCGCTGCTGTGGGTAACCAGGGCGCCTTCCCAAACGTGCCTGTACTTGTCGGGATCTCGCCTGCGGTCGCGCTCCATGGACTTGCGGTTCGTGGCGGAGAACCACGGGTTGTCCCGCCAGTTGACTTCGACGACCACGGCCTCTTCTGCGTCGATGAGCGGCGGTTCGTCCCCGCTCCCGATGAACAATTTCTGCACCGGGTCCTTGTCGTAACGCGGGTTCCAGGAGAGCCAGATCTCCGAGCCGTCCTTCCGGACCGTCGGGTCGAGGATCTCCCAGCCCTGCAAGGACAGCTTCTGGGCCTCTTCCACCCAGGCGATGTCGATCCCTTCCATGGAGCGGACGCTGTCCGGGTTCGACCTCAGACCGGAGAAAATGAACAGGGTGCCGTTCAGGCCCCTGATCTCCGTGTCCGTGCTGGTGTAGAACCACCGCAGGCCCATGCGGTCGATCGTGTCGTCTAGGAGCTTCTTGACCGAGTCCTTGATGCTCTTCTGGATCTCGCGCGCGCAGAGGCTGCGCAGCGGGTCGTCGTATCCCTTGATCAGGAGTGCCTGGGCGATACTCCACGACTTGGCCGACCCCCTTCCGCCAAAAAAAGCTTTATAGCGCTTTGGCTTGAAGAGCGGCTGGAACTTCCGCGGGATGCACACATCAGGCATCCGATCAATTTAGTGCCAGATCAGACGCTTGACAATATTGACCCCGGGGACAAGTCCTAACCGCCGTGCTTCCGAATCACCTCTTGCAAGTCAGCCAGGACGCCGTCAACCGACGTGTCCCGCCGCACGACACCGTCGATCGAGCCGTAGTACTGCTCCAGGCAACGCATCAGCAGTTCCTTGATCTGGTCCACGATCTCG